GATATAGGTTTACAAAAAAAGTCTCGTAAACACGATGTAGAGATGTTTGAGGGGGTGATTTTTCCCTATCTTAAAGATAGAGATATTAGAACCATAAAATACTCGGATTTAAGAACGCTACACACCGACTTAACTAACAACAATGGCCCTTATCGTGCTAACGCAATTCTGCGTTTACTAAGGACATTATTTAACTACATGGAATCCATTGGTGAACTATCACCCAATCCTTTCCCTAAAAAGTTTCGCATGAATAAAGAATACAAAAGAGTGCGTTACTTAACTCAAGAAGAGCTGGCACGTTTGACTGTCGTTCTTAATAGAGAAGCACCCTTTAAACAAAAGCAAACCACTTTAATTTGGTTGCTACTGTTTACTGGAGCAAGGATTGGTGAGTTATTAAAAGCCAGATGGTCAGACTTAGAAGGTAATGTTTTAACGCTTACCGAACATAAGACAGACCACAAGGGTATAGATCGTAAGATCTTTTTATCCAATCAAGCTATGCAGCTGATAGATAACTTACCTAAAGATGGAGAGAAAATTATAGGTTTTGCATCATCACCTCAAAAGTGGTGGAAGCGAATATTAAAGGAAGCCAGCATAGATGATTTAAGATTTCACGATCTTAGACATTCGTTTGCTTCTTTTATGGTTTCTAACGGTAGCACGTTAGAAGAGATAGGTGGTCTTTTAGGTCACTCCGATACGTCAACCACTAAACGCTACTCGCATTTAATGGCAGACAAGAACCAGGAGAACGCTCAAAAGACTTCAGACAATATTAGTAAAATGATTATGGGAGGAACAAAGTGACTGAACACACAGACAAAGTAGATAAAGCAAGGGAGAGGATAAAGAAAGAGGAGTGGTTAAAAACTCCAAAAGCACTTCATGCCAATGGAGGTAAGTTAGAAGTTTGGCTTAATGACGGAACCATAGAAATATATAAAAAGAAGTTTGGTAAACTTCGTTTAATTGAGGAGAAAAAATGTTAGAAGAACTAAAACGCATACACAATAGATTAGAGCAATTTCTAGCACACACCGAAGCTACTAACGTACCAGTAGATCAAATAGAGTACGCAAGGGTGATTGGTGAAGCAAAGGATCGTTTGGGCGATGTAATTTTAGAAGCAGACAATGAAGAAAAGAAAATACTCTAGGTTGACTAAAAGGAACAAAGAAGCCAAAGCACTTAGAGAGCAAGGGTTTACTGATATAAGATTAATTCATGGCTACGTTGTGGGAATAAAAGATGAAAAAGTGCATACATGAAATTTATTTACGCAAAAACCTTTTGCATTTAAAAGATAAATATAATCTTACTGTTGCAGCTATATCTGATTATTTAGAAGTTGATGAAAAGGTAGTGAGAAATTTTTTGGAGGGTAAAACTACCTTTTTAAGATCTAAAAATTATAAACGCTTCTGCAAAATAGATAAATTTGAAGATGAATTAAGAAAAGCCTATGAATATAATCCTGAAAAATTAAATGAAGAGTGAACCATTACGTTATTCGTTCTATTTTAAATCAGAGCTGCATCCAGAGGAGATACGCTGGCGATGGAAAGATGAGTCCGACCATGAAGCTAACAAGCACAAAACATGGAAGCCGAAGATAAGCGACTTAAAGATCCTTAGTGAAGTTCCAAAAGAATTAAGAACGGAAATTAGAAGGGAGTTGTATAACGATATTGTGGAGTGCGAGGGTTAATTAATAGAACTTAAATGCCCATCAACTGCGAATATCTGTCTAGCAGTTTCAAAAGATATATCGTACTCTTCTGCAAGGGCAGTTATTCTTTGTCTGGAAGCGTGCTTATCGTAATTCTCTAAGTTAATTAATTTTTTAACCGTTACTGGATATTCTTGCCAATGAGTTATTTGCTCTAGTGTTCTACCACAATACTTACAGCTGGCATTGCCACCTACTGTCAAATTGCCACACATATTAATACAAGGATTGTCAGCTAACGAAGTTGCGTACCCTTTCATTACGTTCATTTTTTTATAGCTACTCAATGTAACACCTCCTTTACTTCAGCTGGATCAAACCAAATGTCTAAAGGTTCGCCATCTGAATTAGCAGTAAATTCTTCTTCAAGTTTTAATTTCCTTACTGGATTTTCAAAATAATCACGAAAAGAAACTGTAGTGGTTTGGTCGTTTATCTCACCCACCCATTTCATAAAACAAAAGATTAAGAAATCTATATAAGAATCATCAGCAACAATAAATGGTGGCATTATGTGTTCTCCGCTTCTATTTCTAGCTCAAGTTCTAAATAATGAATTGCTTTTTTTAAATCTTCTGTGGCTGGCCCTTTGTTACCAGCTCGTAAAATGTATTTGATTGCGTTTGACTTACACCAGGACAGTTTTAGTTTTTGTATTACTTCTGCTGGTTGGTATTCCTTTTGTTTAGCGTAGTGATCTCCTCCGACTTGGATCTCGGTTGCTTTCGACTTACCCCATTTTAGTGAATCCCACTCTTCAGGAGTTATATCATTGATCCTTTTACCCATGTTCATTTTAGTTCATAAACATTCTTGCATTATACTTCCTTTTATATTTTAATTGCAGATAGAGAAATGAGGAGTTCATAATTTATAATAATTTTAATTAATTTTTGATAATCGTTTGACACGATTAACTAGAATAATTTAAAATTTATAATAATTAACACCGAATAAAATCAAAAACATTTTTAGGAGATAGGAGCATGGTTAAAATGTTAAGCACAGGCGAATTAGCACAAAGGTTCAAAATGAGCAAGGGTACGCTTTGTAATTGGAGAACTGCTAAACCAAAGAAAGGCCCACGCTATATTAAACGCAAAGATACTGGCAGAGTTTATTACCGTCTTGACGATGTTGAGGCGTATGAACGAGAGCAAATGGAGTTCATAGAAGTTTAAAACAAAAGGAGATTAGAGGAGAGAAACATTGGAGCATAGTAGCATAGCACCTTCATCGTTTGAGCGTTGGTCAAACTGTCCAGCTTCACCCTACCTATCTAGTTTATCAGAAGAACAACCCACCCACGTTGCAGCACTTAGGGGAACAATTAATCACGAAGCTGCGGAATCATTTTTATACAAAAGAAGTACACCTGAAGAATTTTTAGGCACAGTTCATAAGGTGCAAGGTCATAAGATTATTATTGAACAAGAAGATATAGACATCATCAAAACTTACACCGACTACATAGAGAAAAGATTAGAAGAAACCAAAGGCGAACTTTATTTAGAAAGAAGGTATCGCTCAAGCGATGAAATACATCCAGAGTTATTTGGAACTGCGGATGCAACCATCATCTATGGTAACAACATAGAAATAATAGATTTAAAGACAGGCAAGTGGAAAGTAGAACCAAATAGCGCTCAACTGCGCATCTATATGCTCTTATGCCTTGAGGAATTCGGTAGTGAAAAAACTGAAGATGTAATCACAACCATAGTGCAACCAAAAGTTAATCCTAAGATTAGCTCGCAGAAGCACGACTTGATGGGATTACTTCATTGGGGATTGAACGATCTGAAAGAAGCGGCTGAACGCTGTTTTGAATTAGAACCTGAACCTTGTGCTGGAGATTGGTGTCGCTTTTGTCCAGCCAAAGAGTTCGTATGTCCAATATATAACAAGGGAAATAAAGATGAGTGAAAACAAAGAACCCAAACCTACATTAACTATCAACGATAAGGAATATTTTGAAGCTGATTTGAATAAAAATGAAGCTCGAATGTTGACGATGCTTAAAGCATTACAACCTGAAATTGAAAGTTTAGATCTTCAGCTAGGAACGAGATTAGATCATAAAGATCGTTTGATAGCTGCATTAGAATCATCATTGGAAGCGTCTGGATCAGAAGTGGAAGATGCTGAAATTGTCACAGAAACCAAGCAATAAGGAGGAAATATGGCTTTTAAACTTAGTGATATAAAAGAGAAGATAGAGAGGAAACCCCCTCGTATCTTAATTCATGGAACGGCTGGATTGGGTAAAACCACACTAGCTGCATCAATACCAGGCGTTATCTTCATCCAAACAGAAGATGGCCTGGCTGGTATTGCAGATGTACCTCACTTTCCATTAGCTAAATCTTACGATGATGTAATGTCTGCATTACATGAGTTGGTAAATGAAAAGCACGACTATAAAGCCGTAGCACTTGACAGCTTAGACTGGTTGGAAGCTCTTATATGGCAAAAGGTTTGTGAAAACGAGAAGGTAGATTCAATAGATAACATTGCTTATGGCAAAGGTTACAAGTTAGCCGTTTTGCTTTGGCAAAAATATATTGATTACCTTAACCAACTTAGAAACGAAAAGAACATGATTGTTATGCAACTGGCACACACCAGTATCAGAACTTTTTATCCGCCAGACGGAGAAAGTTATGATCGTTATGAGATTGCTTTGCACAAAGCAGCTTCAGCGAAGTTGCAAGAGCATAGCGACATAGTCGCATTTGGGAAGGCACACCAGGTTAATCTCGTGAAGAGTCAAGGTAAGATGGGTAAGCAAGAAAAGCGAGCTGTATCTAGCGGAGAGAGAAAACTATTTTTAACAGAACAACCAGCGTGGCTTGCAAAAAATCGCTATGCAATGTCGGAGTCAATAGACTTTAGCTGGGATGCAATAATTAGCGATATGAAAGGAGATAAAAAATGAGTGATGTAAAAGATTACTTTAAAGACGGATTAACTACAGAAGGTATGGAAACACCTACTTACGATAATTCACCAGTACCAGAGGGCAAATACATTGGCAAGATCGTCAATGCTTCTGCTGAAATTAACCCTGAAACTTGGTCAGATGGAGAACATCTAAAGATTGAGTTTGAAATCACAAGTGAACAAAGCAAGGGCAGACACCTTTGGAAAAATATCACTTTGGTTGATGAGAACCCTGATTATGTTGAGTGGGGTAAACAAGACCTGATGCGTTTAATGAGCGCAACAGAGATTGGTTCACTAACAAGCTGGGATCAGCTTATCGGTAAGCAAGCTGGGTTTACAGTTATTGTTAAAAAGAATGGGTATAACGACATTAAGCGTTGGACTCTTGCAAAAGACACTAAACCACAAGCCAGTGAGCCTGTTAGTGAAGATTCCGAGAAGAACCCCTGGGATCAATAAGAGATACTCGACCATCAGCTTGTGGCATCTGCTTTCGTGGATGTTCAGGTCTGATGTATCGAGATCCAAGTGATAGAAATTCAAAAGCAATAGGAGCGTGCAGTATGAGTCACTTAGACTTATTAAAGAATGGACTTAGAGGAGAATTGCCAGAGAAAAATGAGAATGGTTTTGTGGTTAGTGATGATTGTAGAGATTACGCAATCAAACAAGCTGCTCCCTTTATTAAGGAACATGGCCCTCATTTAAATAAATGGGATAAAGATACGGTATCTAAATTTATAAGCGTAATTGTTAGAGCGTATAAAAAGAAAGAATCTGAAGTACCGTTCTAATGAAAGACGTAGAAGATTACTTTGAAGGTGGTCTTGCTCTTTCTGATGATATAGCTTTTCCGAACACAGCTGGTGATATTACCGACCTAGTTCGGCAAATGAACAATGACGGATTAAGAGTAGATTACATAGACACGACTGGTGAACTACAGAGAGTTCCAGTAATAGCCACGACAGGCGTAAGGGCAGATCGTTCAGGTGAGCGTTCTGGTTATTACGTTTTCTTTCAAACGGATCAGTTGATGGTCTGTGTTTATGGTAATTGGAGATCTAATCTAAGCTGGAAATGGTCTAACAAAGCGGTATCCAATTTATCCCCTTCACAGCAAGCCGAACTCTCCAGACAAGTGCAAATAGCTAATGAGAGGGCAAAAGCTAATCGCAAAGAAAGGCAAGAAGA